ATATGTTCACATTTGGGGCAGTTGCTGATGCCACTTCAAGTGCCACCCGACTTCTACCTTGGCCATCAATAGGTAAATGAGTAAGGTCAAAAACGCAAGCTCCACTCGCAGTTTTTTCTATCCTTTCAACCTCATAGAGATAGTCGTGATAGTCCAGTGCCGTGGTCGCCGTCTCACGACGCAATCTCACACGAACCACATCACCTAGTGTCAGCGTGCTGTTATAGCTGCTTGGTCGTACTGTCAACCTCAGCGTATGCGTTACATATTTGCGCCTCGCCAGGCGATAAGCGCCGACCTTAACAGCGTGTGATTCACTGGTGCAGAACTGACTTAAGTCGTATTGCTCGAACGGTCCGGCGAGTGCTTCGCCTGTGAATCTGATCTCAGTGGTGCGGGCAAAGCCAATATCAGCATCAGGCTGCTGCCGCCACATCATCTGAAGACACACAGGCAGACGGTCCTCAAGAGCGATGTATTGGATCTCAAAGCCATCAGGAAGCAAATGGTCTTCTGTAAACGTAAAGACCCACGAAATCGCAGTCGTCTTGATGGTTTGGTCGGTGTTTACCGGCAGCCGAGGTTTGAATCCAAACTTGCCATCAGTCTCGACAAGTCGCAGCAGGAAGTCATTGCTTGTGTTTTCTAGCCAGCTGTCTAGGTTCTGGCTTTCCTTAAAAATACCGTTGTACAACAGTCCATTTACATCGCAGAAAGTGGCCGCGGTCAACATCTCCGTAGTGTCGATCAGCGTGCTTGGCACCCGTCCTGATTTGTTCATCAGGTAAATCGCCAGATCGATGACGTTGTTGCTCGGGCCCAGCGTGCTGTCGATGATACGAGTGATCTGAATGCCTTCACGCACAAAAGCGTGAACCTGCTGGTTCCATCGCTGGCTGCCGTCAACGAAAGTGTTCACATAGCTCAGGGTCGTCATGTCCTCGTAACGTCCTGAGGTGCCGCAGTAGTAGGGGCAAGACCATGGCTGCTTACCTGACACGGTGGTGACGAAGTTGCCAGGGAACCACGTGCCGGATCTGCGGTCATAGTTCTGATCCCATGTCCCTTGGCGGCATGGGCCAACAAACACGTCTTTGATCGGGATTGTTGGCAGCTCGCCCTCACTGAGCACTAAGTGAAGGCTGACGGTCAGTGCATTGGTGACTCCATCGTTCTCATAGCGTGCCTCAGTAGCGCCAGGGCTGACCAGAACTCCGCCGTTGTTGCTGACCCGCCTGCAAAAAACGATAGGGACAGGATCGCCAATTTTGTAGGCCTGCTGCTGGGCTGTCAGGTCATTAGCTGACTGCGCAGCAGCCTCAATCAGCACCGGATCAGCCAGACCGCTTTGGTAAGGCAGCAACGACAGCGGATCCGAAATGTTTAGACTCATATCCTTAGCGGTGCGCCGATCAGGTAGCTGGTGAACTTGCGCGGAGGCACTTGAGCCCCTACAGGAGACAAGCTAGAGCCCAGCTCAACGTCCAGCCTGGTGAAGGTGCCGGAAACATTGACGACCTCAGCGGTATAGGCAGCAATTAGGACTTGACCTGCCTGTGGAGCCGTCTGGTCGAGCCTGTTATCAAACTCATAAATCTTCAGCTCGCAAAATCGTCCAAAGGTCAGCGCCAGGTTGAAAGCATTGACGACGGTATTGGTCGCCGGCACTGAGATCGAGACAGACTTACCGCCTCTAGCACCTGATTCCACAATTCCACTTGCACTAAACGGTGCATATTCCCAGCTCGCCCCGTCCAATGTGACGGTCTGGTTGACGTAATAGGTCTGCCAACGAGCGTAGGTTGTACTGCTGTCAAAGATCCGCAGATATTGGCTTTGCGCTCTTCCCATCAGTAAGCACCCTGATAACGCCTGCCGCCATAGCTGCGACTGTTGCGAAACACCTGTTCACCGAAGTCTTGCAGTGCTCGCTCGAGGTCTCCAACCGTCACATAACGCTGCCCATCCTGCTGCAGCACCGGCCCAGTGGTGATCTGAACAGTTGTGTTTGCAGCGCCACCGCCTCCACTAGGGCCCACAACGCCACCATCAGCAAAGGCAGGGATCACAGAACCGCCTCTCATTCCTGCAAGGTAGTTGGCTGAAGCTCTAGCCATCTTGCTTTCGGGGACAATGTATTCGCGTTCACCACCTTCGCCAACCATTGCCAGCGTCGGGCCCCCGACAACACCGCCTTTGGCGAATTGCGGCACTGAGAACGTCGGCACATTGTCAAGGTCTATAAATGGCAGGTTATTTGCAAGGTTAATAGCGAAATTAAGTCGTCTAATCCAAGCGTTTAAGATAGATGTGAGAACTTTCAAGACACCTTGGAACACAGACTTGACTACGTTGGCCGCTGCAATAAATGGCCCTTTTACTGCCTGGCCAATTCGTGAAAATATCCCCAAAATCCCGTTATATGCACCTTCGGCAAGGTCAAGAACAGGTTTAACATAGAAGTCAAAATAGGCCTTTGCAGCTGACTGCAACAGTCCGCTTATCGCCTCAAACGCGCTCTGGAAAAGAGAGGCTATTGTCTCCAGAGCATTGCCAATCTGATCTCGGAAGGTGTAAATTGCGACGCCGGCAGCCACCAGCAAGACAATCCAGCCCACGGGGCCGGTGAAGACTGCAGCGATCAAAGCACCTAACGCTTTCAATCCTGCAAGCAATGGGCCGATAGCGCCGGCCCAGCCTGCGATAGTCGCGCCGATCTTCAAGGCTGCGAGCCCCTTCAGAAGGCCAATCAATGGCGCGACAATCGGCCCGAGCAGTCCCCATGCGGCAGACAGTGCAATCACAGACGCGGTGATCTTTTGCAATGGCTCTGGCAGTTTGCTGAACGCGCCACCTACCTGCTCAAAAACCCCAACCAATGCCTCAAGCACAGGCAGCAATGCTGTAGTTAGGAACAGGTCAAGCTGCTGGAGCTGCTCTTGCATATTCTCAAGCCTGTCGTTAAACGCTGCAGCGCGATCAGCGAAATCCTGCGTCAGGGCCGTGCTCATGTTGCGCACGGCATCGCCGCCGCTGTTTAGCAGTGGAATCAACTGACTCCCAAGCCTGCTCCCAAAGATGTCACTGGCTAGAGCAGCCTTGTCAGTGCCATCCGCCAACTGAGCAAAGCGATCAGCAATGTCCAAGAAGATCGCATCAGTGGTGCGCAGCTTGCCGCCGGCATCTGTCACATCGATTCCAAGCTTTGCAAACGCATCAGCAGCAGGCCCGCTGCCTTCCGCAGCATCAGCAGAATTTTTGGCAAGGATCGTGAAGGCCTTACTCAGTCCTTCAATACTCGTATCGCTGAGTTCAGCGACCTTCCTGAACTTGTCTAGCGTTGGCGCTGCGATGCCTGTTCGCAGCGACAGCTTTGACATCGCGTCAGCAGCGTCAAGGTTGTCTTTGGCGAATTTGGCAACAGCTCCAACACCAATAGCCGGCAGCAATGTGCGCACTGCCCCCAGTGCTCCTGCTGTTGCGCCTTTCAGTCGCCCCATTGCGGTGGAGCTGTTATTAGATGCACGAGTGACGCCATCCAGCCCTTTTGCCAGCCCTGTTATCTCCTGCTGCCCGGTTACTTTTGCCCGGATCGTAAGGGCGGTGGTCATGTCCAGCGCCATGCCTAGTCCTTCCGGTCGTTCACTCTTTCTATGACTCTAGCTTCAATCACCTGCAGATCCTCCAGCAGCTCCCAGTCATCCTCTGACCCATACAGCTGCATCACCCAGCGCACGGCGCCATAGTCCAGCCCAATGATGCCTGAGGCACCGCCACGCCATTGTGTTTGAACCTTTAGGAACAGGTCAACAGCGGGCCACGTCTCCGGCCAAATCAAGCAATCCTCGTCACGCTCAACAGCAGGCAGCTCGAGCCCGAAGGCTGCAGCATCAGCAATGGTTTCATCAATGACGGCGCCGCCTGCCCAGTGGTCGGCAGCGCAGATTAGTTTTTTCTCTTCAGCTCCACCAGAGAGGCGAAGTACGCCTCAATCAGGGCCCCGGCCAGCATCGATACATCCAACAGCTGCGCCTTAACAGCCTCGCTATAGGGCACCTCATCACCATCACCATCGACGATGCCAGACCAGCCCACCAAGATCTCATCAGCGATGCTCTGATCCGTCACACCATTGTCCAGATCGTCGCCCTGCTCAGCAGCTTTTACTCGCTGCTGCACCAGCTGCTGAATCTCATTGATCCTAGTCTGTGGCAGCCGCTTGAAAACTGCGTCAAAACTGGACTTCTCACGCTTCCCACCATCAGCCGGCAGCCTGATGCTTACTGGCCAGCTGTAGCTTTGCGACTGGTTAAGGACGAACGCCACGCGATTAGGTGTAAACCAAACTCATTTCATCATTGCCTGCATTAGTCGGAATGGCAATGAAAGGCATGTTCAGCATCTGGATCCCGTCGCTATCGCTGTAAGTCAAGTTGCCCAGGTCTGACTGAGCCGTGGTCGTCGTGATGATATTGCCAGCAGTCTGGCCATGCTGAAATGTGATGCTGCCAGTGTTAGGCCCGGTGGCCTCAGCAAAGAAATCCTTGGCGGCGATAGTCGGAGCCTCGATCACCACAGTGCCGCTAGGTGCGCGATCAGTTATCAGGATCTCTTTCGTGCAGCCAACTAGCTCGCGGTAAATAACGTTATTTTCGAGGCTGAAGCTATAGCTCATCAGGCAACCTGCATATCCAAACGCGCTGAAGTTCGTAGTATTGCCTTCCTTAAACAGAACCGGCTGCTCTTGGTTCACATAGGTCACAGTTGGCAGCGAGACATCAGTTGGATTGGAGTAGATGCCAGTCATCGTGAAACTGATGACAGGAATCTGCCCTACCTCACCAGTAATTTCAAAAGTCCCACGGCAGCCAGTGACTTTGTGACGAATGCCGTCTTGGTGGTAATAGATCGTGCAGCTCTCAAACCCTGTTGACTCTGGCGCATAGGTAACGCTTGTACTTAGCACCTCAGTCTCACTCATGCCGCAGCTCCGCAGCACTGGGCCATAGGCCGGCGCTGTGCCAGCTGTGCCGGAGCCGGCAAACTCAACCTCAAACGTCACCTCTACACGGGTTTGGCTTAAAAGCTGGTCAGATTGCCCGAGATATGGCCTGACAAGCTCGCGGCTGACTGTTTCTGACAGCAAAGGCTGTATCTCAAGATTGCGGACCAGAATCGCGTTTGATGATCCAGTCGGAGTTGGGTCAACGCCATAGCTAGTTTCGATCTTGGCGAGGATCGTGCGCCGGCGAGTTAAGACTGATGCCATGGGTGGCTACCACTGAGATGTGCAATGGGCGCCATGGCCCTTCTAGCAGTCATCGTAGCCAAACCGTTAAGTAGTCAAATCAGCCACCTGCGTGCGATAACGCACGATGTAGTCACAAGAAATCACTCCGGCAGGCTGGTCAGCTTCAACAAGCTCAAAATTCACCAGGCTTGGTTGCACGTCATAGGCAACACCGCCAAGCGTCAGGTCTGTCATCAGCTTGGTGTGCATAGATGAGACAGTGGCATCAGCGAGCTGGTCAGGGATGTTGCCTCGAACGATCACGGCAATTCGCACGGTCAGGCTCCAGTCCAATTTCGGCAGACTTGTGTTCTGCTGCGCCTGATCAGTGATCGGCTCAATGACGATGGCTGGGCTTTCCTGCCGGGCCAAAGGTTCAACCCTGCTGCGATAGATACGTGTTCCCACTCCAGCAGTTCCGGTCAGCACGGTGCGGATAGCAGTTAAGACCTGCTCGCGCTTGGTCGTCATGCCTTCACCTCTATGGCGCTGATCCTTCCGCGATGAAACTGAATCGTTGTAGTGTCGCTTGTGTTTGACACGTACATTGCGACTTCATCGTTTGCATCAAGTTCAACCATCCAAAAGCAAAGCAGTTTTGCAATTTGGCCCGATGAGCCGGAGAACGCACGACATTCAGACTGATCGATGCCTACGCCATTTTTCGCGAGCTTGATTCCTAACGTGTGGTTGTTCCCTGCGTAGGCATCCATGCTGGCCTGCACCTGAAACAACTTTGTGGCGCCGCTTGTATTTTTGATTGCAAAAGCATCGCTAGTGCCTAGAGAAGTCTGATAGCCGGTGCTGGTGTCATAGACAGCAGTCAATCCAGTGCTTTGGTAAACACCAGCACTGGCAATCGTGATTGTGCCTGTTGTTGTTTTGCTGGCCTGGCCACGAGCCAAAACACCTTCGATGTAGTAGCTGAGGCTGCTCCATGCAAGCGTACCGTCTCCAACTTTGTATTTGCGGGTGTCGGTCTCGATCCCCATCTCGCCGGCCAACAAAACTGGATTCTCTGAAGTCCAGTTCGCTGCTGTATCGCGACGCAGCTGTATTCGTGCAATGCTGCTCATGCTGCTC